TCAGATGTAGCGGCAATGGCGGTTGCGGTTGCCGGTTCATGCCCCTGTACGATCTTAAACGCTTCCGGTAAAGTTAAGTTACTCATTTTTATATCCTCCTAAGAGTTAAATTTTTGATTATCTGGCTTCGATTCTGACAAACGGGCTGACCGTGCTGCCGGTCCCCTTAAACGGGGTGATCGGGTTCACAAGGCGCGGCTGACCGTCAAAATAATACACAAACCGGAAAGTGGTCTGGCCGTAATCGAATTTGAAATGGATTGAACTGGCCTCGTTGATATCGCCGTAATCAACACAGAGATATTGTGAAAAATCACATAACCAAAGATCGCCAGCATCGCCCAGGGATTCGGCCTGTTCGATGAATACCACCGGGTATCCTTCCATGGAGCCGACTGTGCCGCCGATTGCCGGGGGCAGGTACATTCTGGCAAGTTCGCCGCCGGTCCCGATTGCGTATGTCATTTCCCGCAAGGTTTTGTAAACATTCCTGTTTGCAAGCCACACCACGTTACCGGACCCGCCGCGAATGTTAAACCGCATGATCATGTTGAGGATATTTTGAGACACGATTGTATCAGCATCCTGGCCGGATTCCTTGGAAACATCGACTTTACAATCACAAACTTTAAGGCCCAGCGCCTGGCCGGCCCCGGTTCCTTCCATCACCAGGTCCTGAGATTTGAAAGCGAACTCTTCGGTAAAAAGCTGACGCATTTCCTGGCCCAGAAACGTTGCATTCATCAGGATTTTATCGGATGCGTAATACATGCCGGTCAATCTTTCAGGAGCAAGTTTGATTTTCTGGAATTTGGTGGAGCTGGCTGTGATCTGGGAAAGTTCGGCATCATTGTAAACCCTGACGCCACCACCCCGGCTACCATCTGCCCGGTTGACTTCATCAAGTCCGACAATTTCAAGGGATTCTGACCCGGTCAAAGTCCGGCGGTTACATCGCTTCAAAACTTCGGAGTTGTTGAATCCGGATGTCATCAGGTCAATACTGGTTTCAGATTGCAGCAAAAAACCACCCTCGGACCCAACACCCTGGATCATGCCGCTGCCGGCTGCCCTGTCCTCTTCGGAAAAAAGCGGCCTCATGGATTTATCCACAAAATCACGGCTGGCGGGTTTGCCCTGGCGTTTTTCGATCAAGGTCAACGCCCGTTTGGTGTTTTCTTCGAGCCGGGTTCTTGATTCCTTGACATCAAGGCCGCGTATGCCATTGGGGTCTGTCACCGATGCGACATCTGCCATCTGCTGGCCAAAGGCTGCGGCCTGGGTGCCCCTGTAGACCGGCTGATCTTCAACGGTAATGCCCCTCATGTCCGGATCAAGGTCGTTAGGATCGGGCGTATCCAGTGCGGCAAGCTCAAGGGCTCTTTTTTCGGCATCAACGTCCTTGGTCACCGTGTCCAGTTCCGTCAAAATCGAATCGCGTTCGGTCCGATTGTCGTCTGTCAAATCTTCCGGCTTGAGTGCCCGGATGACTTTCAGCTTTGCCATCAAATCCCGGAAAAGTTTTTGTAGTCTTTCAAGTTCATTCATCTTTTTAACCCTCCTTGGGTTCGTTCTGCAGTTAAAAGGTCAATTTCAAGATTAACGTTTTCGTCTTTTGCACGGGTTGCCGTGGCTTCTGCGGCTGTTGAGCCGTCTTTTTTTATTTTATCAAGCGACCGCAATGCGACTGCGGTATCTGGGTATGCTGGAAAAGTGACCGGGGAAACGTCAAACAACTCTTTTATTTCTGTAATCGTTCTTATTGACGGCTCATTATCTCTATAATCCCAATCGTCGGATTGAACAGTAAATCCAAACGACTGCTGGGTTACATCGCCGCGCTCAATAGGTGATAGCACCATATCCCTGACAAGCTGGGTGTCCGGCGGGGTTACGCTCATAAACAACCCTTTTTTATCTTCTTTGAGCTCAAGGGTGCCGGATGATTTCCGGCCAAGAATGATATTTGAGTCATGGTTAAACAGCGCCCGGACATCAGACGTTTTTAAGGAATTTTTAAAGGCCCCTGGCGCGATACGTTCGATAAACCCCATGTCTTCAGAATTTTTGTCAAATACGGCTGCGTAACCCTCAATTTTTGGCAGTTCATCACCGTTTCTCTTGACTCTCAATTCTGCGGTTTTTAAAATCCTTAATTCTTTTTTTATTTCTGGCATATCATCACCTTTTTTAAATACTTAGGAAACAGTCACATTTTTGATGCAAGGGCGGATGAGCCTTTAAGCCCCTGATTTTCATTGGCGCCTCTGCCCCTTCTGGATTAAGTTCATCGCCATCATTCACAAAAGATTGACCGCTTGAAACACGTTTGCCGTTCAAACTGGTACAAAAAGGGCAGGTCTTTGGCCCCCTGATTCGCCAGACCGTGGATAGTCCAGCACCAAACGCCACGGCCTGATAAACTGCGCTTGAAGCCCTGACGGTCTCATTTGTTGCAATTTTTTCAGCCCGGCGATCCTTCCACTCGTCCACCCGTTCCTCAAGAGCATCTAAATTTTCCTCAAGCAATGCCGTTAATTGGCCAAGTGAGCTTTCGGTGTGACGTTCTGAATACCGGGTCGAATAATCATCGATGAATCGTTCCAGGTCATCAGAGACCCCGACATCAACACCCATTTCCTCAGCCGCCGCAGCCTGTATCGCCTCTGAAAAACTCCTGATAACCGGACCTATTTTTGATTTAATTTCAGCTGGCATTTTACGGTAAAAATCATCAAGCCACGTTTGCATGTCCCGATTTTCGCGGCTTTTTCGCTGTTTATTTATTTGACCTTTAACGGCCAGACCTTCCTTGTTGACTATATCCTGCGCGGCCCGTTGGAAAAGCGGGTAATATTGTTTTGCAATCCGGTCCCTGAGCATGATTGAATTTTTTGTGCGGTATTCGATGAGGCGTAAATTCTTGTCCTCTTTTTTGGGGTCCTGATTATTTTCTTCAGCTACCTGGCCGGCCATGCTCAACGGTATCATATTGAGCATAACAAAAGATTCATCCCCGCCCTCTATCGGATTCATGTTTTCTTTTGCCCGGATCTCGTTTGGTTTAATGCCGGCAACCTGGAAAATTTTATTATAATATTCTGCCCTTGCTTGAGAATTGCCACGGAGTAGGCCGTCGACTAAAAATTCAACGAACAGCCCTTTTTGACGTTCCTCTTTTGTGAGCAGCTGCAGGGCTATGTTTTGTTCCCAGCGAACAATCCAGTGCATCAGGCAAGAATCAACATAATTCGCGTTTTCAGTTTCGAGGGAATTGTTGTCTGAGTTGTGGCCGTGGATAGCTATTTTGTGAGGTGGTACGTGATACATGCCGCAAATCTCAAGTTTCTGAAAATTTCTTGTCTCTAAAAATTGGGCATCGTTTGGCGGTACAGTGAGAGGTTTATATTTTGCGCCATTCTCGAGAAGCATTATTTTATGGGCTTTGCCAAGGCCTGCAAAACCATTCTTCAATGCTTTGATAAAATCGGCTTTATTATCCCCCAGGGTTCCGTCCATTTCCATTACACCGGACGGATGGGTTCCGTTACCGAAAAAAGTACTGCCAAAATTTTCAGTAGCAAGGCCAAGGCCGATGGCTTCGCGCGCCAAGCTGATCATTGACATACCGAAAATTCCATCAAAACCAAATCCCGGAATATGGAACATATCTTTCTTGGCTACTTTTCTTTTCTGTCCTTTTTCCAGCCATTCATAAAAAGTGCCATTTTTATATTTTTTGATCTGCATGCCGCTGGGATCGGTAACTTGAACAAGTCCATTTATTTGCTTGGTCATGGGTGTTCTGACTATCCTGGAATATGTGTTCCCCCATAAAAGCAAATGATTTTCGGAAGCTTCCCGCCAACTGAATGAAGTCGTATTTGGATTTGGTGCGGTGTGCAATAAATCAGATAAAGGATGGGTCAAAACTCTTAATTTCCCACCATCCTTATTTTTTTGATATAAACTAAGCGGGAGCTTGGCGATATCGCCGGATATTAAAGATACGCAGCCAAAAACGGTCAAATATTTTAGGGCATTTTTTTCGTTTACTGGCACCCCGGCCTTAGTAGGGCCACCGGTCAAGCCATACCAGAAGTCATTATCACCGGCTAAACCGGCGGTTTTACCTACAATGCCGCTTCTCAAGATTTTGCTAAGAATGCCCATAGTTTAACCCTTTTTCGGCACTTTCCCTAAAATTGATCTTAAAATACCAGTATTCAACAACAATAAACCCACTACCACCAATGATACACCAAGATTTTTTAACAAAAAAAGGCCGCACCCCATAAGGATGCAGCCTATCAATATCATGATATCGGAAAAATCTATTTTTTTTATAAAATTATCCATACGATACATCATTTACACAAGATGTTGTATGGTGTCAAGCTTATAAAATCTATACGTTGAGCTGTTTCGAATATTCATCAAGCTTTTTTTTGTAAAGTCCATCAAGCTTTTTTTTGTAAAGTCCATCAAGTTCTATTCTTGTTTTTTCACAAAATTCATAAAAACCTGTGCTGCACTTTTCGCACAAATCATTAACACCAGCTTGCCTGATCGGGCTTGGCGCATCAACTAATTCATCAACTTGCTTTTTACAAATATCACATGTTTTCATTTCAAGCTCCTTTTTTGTTTGGGGCCATTTCTGGCCCCGGTGTTATTCGCAACTATGTAATAGGCTTCACGCTTACACTGGCTCGAAAACGACCCCTGGGTTTCAATTCATCGCTGGCTCGCATCGCCGCAATAGGTTTCAATTCATCGCTGGCTCGCATAGTATGATTAGGTTTCAACCCCACATTAGCAATAAAATTTATGCACAAACAGGTTCTCTCATGCCGTCGTACTCGTTCACAGCATCGGCAATAGCTCGCAAGCCGATAATGGTTTTTTTGAGTTTTTCAATCTGTTCCTTTGCGGCCACAAGTTCCGTTGATACGTCACGATATCGTTCTTTAAGACCTTGGTGCATTCTCAATTCATTTTCATACAATGACTTGTATGCCGGTTTAGCAGGCGGTGCCGGTTTTGCGTGCTGGGTTATTATCTTTGCAATCTGCCCTCGTTTTATTGGAGTTTTCAGGCTTTTTTCCTTTTCCTTTATTTCCTTTAAAACTTGCTTTTCCTTGCTTGATCCGCATTTTCTGTGAATTTTTGAAACAAGGCCCACGCCATATTTTACCGATTCTTTCGGAAAAGTCAAAAACGCCCTGACAGATTCGTTGAAAGATCCTTCGCGGATGTTGTAAACGCCTTCCAGGTATGATGCAAAACTGCTTTTTTTATACAATGGGTTCTCTTTGAATCTACCGGATGTTTTCAGGTGATAGAGTGCAAGTGTCGCGTCTTTTCTTGATTCAAGGCTTGATTCAATACTTGTTTTAATGTCTTTTTCAATTTCGACGATTGTCTTTTTTTCGTACTGTTTTCTGATTTGTTTAAGATCCATTCTCTGTCTCTCCTTTTTAGGGTTATTGGTTACGCATAACGGCAGTAGGTTTCAAATTATTCATGGCTCGCACAATTCAGGTAGGTTTCATCTTGATAGTGGCTCGCAACAATTGAGTAGGTTTCATGTTCTGTCTGGCTCGCATCCGGGCCTTAGGTTTAACAGTTCCAGTGGCTCGCAACTCGTTTTTAGGTTTCATTAGACACTTGGCTCGCACTGATATGATAGGTTTCAGGTTCAAGGTGGCTCGCACCGCAGAGATAGGTTTCAGGCGGTTCTTGGCTCGCATTTCGTTCTTAGGTTTCATTAGACAGTTGGCTCGCATTTCGTTCATAGGTTTCAAGGTCGGGATGGCTCGCAAAGAAGACATAGGTTTCACGACTACCATGGCTCGCAATTGATGGATAGGTTTCACTGCGATCTTGGCTCGCATTTGATTTATAGGTTTCAATTCGCTTTTAGCAAAAATCATTAAGCCGCCTTCTCAATCTTTTCGTCCTCAAAATAAAATGGCTTGATATACCCCGTATGCCCCATGATAGTCATTGCATAAGGTTCTGTTACGTCCTTACCGTCAAGCATCCTGGCAACCGTCCAGAAATGAGCAAGAAAAAGTTTAACCATATTGTTTTTAGCCTTATTGTGACGCCACCCCTTTGAAATATCCGGCTGGCTTTTCTCATATTTAGCCTTTTCTGACAACAAAACGGCCTTGTAAAGATGTTCCGGTTTCTGCTTATTGAAGCTTTCGCCGATCATAAAACCAAGTTTACGTCCGGCTGTTGACCAGTTCAACTGTTCGCCCTTTTTACGTTTTCTCATGGCACCATTTGAAATGTCACGGCCCATGTACGCCCACCATTTGGAGATATTTGAAAAATCCTTTTCGGCAAGCAGATAATCAAGGTTTCCTTCACCTTTAACGCTTTTTTGGCAATTATCACACCAATATGTTCCGTCTTTTTTCTCAAGGACTGTGACACAATCCTTGCACACCGGAATATATTTGTAATAATACAGCATAATCAATTCAGCGCCAGTGACAGGACCTATGCCGGGCATATCTTTAAGCCATTGTTCCCAAATAGCCCAGTTTGGCAATTCTTTACCGATCAATCTTGAAATACGGCCTTTGATTGTTTCAAGACCTTCCTCTTTTTCTTCGCCGTGAATAATCCGGTCAAATTTAACAGGATAGTCACCAGGGAGTGACTGCAATCTGTTTTTTGTAGATGCTATCATGTCGGTTAATGATTTGTACGTTCTGATGAGATAATTTAGATACGCGATGTTGTCTTGATTGTTTGACATTCTCTGTCTCCTTCGTTTTTGGGTTAATATTTACGCAGATTTAATATAGGTTTCATCTATATGGTGGCTCGCACAGCTTTCATAGGTTTCATCGAAGCAGTGGCTCGCACCGGCTGAATGGGTTTCAGTCCAGGGTTGGCAATTCATCTTTTAACCTTTTTTGCAGATTCGTTTCATTTTTTATTAGTCGCGCAATAAATTAAATGTAATGGAATTGTAATTATCAGCCCTACAATTCCGAACAATAATGCACAAAGGTGAAGCATATAAAATAATAAATTACCCATTTTTTAGCTCCTTTTTTATTTTCTTGATATATTCAGATATTGCAAATCTAATTTGCTCAGATAAAGAAACCTCTGTATTTTTAGATTTTTCCATTAGCCAATTATGTTGCTCATCTGTTATGAGTATGTTTATTCTTTTCATGTGTGTATCATACACCTTTCATACAGCTTGTCAAGTTTTTTTTATTAGATTCTCAAAAACATCGACGCTGATAGATTCAAGAACAAAAGCGTGCTTATCACAGAAATAAACGCTTGCAACACTCTGTATTTTTTCATATGACATATTCCCCTCTTGTTCGTCTGGTTCTATCGCAAGTAATAGTGTCATAACTTTTGTAGCTTCATTATCGCAGCGTGAACATTTCATTTTTATCTCCCTTAAATAAATGTCAATGGTTGTATCCTATAGGTGTTGTACCCCTGCCCTGCCTCGCCGTGTCAAGCTTATAAAATCTATATGTTGGGCTATTTCAACATGGGAAGCGGCCTGCCTGGGTAATATGTCAATCTTGTTTTGGCTCCCTGTCTGAAGGCGTTCCACGCTTGGACACAGCGAAAAGCAAACTCATGGTCTTTAACCCGGCTTGTACCGTAAGCCAATGCAGAGTTGGTGGTCCTTGTCTGCATTAAGAATTCACGCAATTTCATTTCCGGCATTTCTTTTGTTAGATTTTCGCCGTCCCTAACCCTTGCCCAAAAAAGATAGGCGTCATTCACATCTACCCGCCAAGATTTTACAATAATGAGAGCCACTGCTTTTCGTTGCAAATGCCTTGTAATTGCTCGTTCAGCATTAAAGATTTTAGACAAGAACGCACCCTCTTTTAGGTACGATCCGAGCAACCTAACTCTATCATCCTTGCTTACATAATTTTTTTTTGATGTAGACACGCTTCCCACCGAAGATGGTGAACCAAGTTTTTTGCTACCTGTTTTTTCCAGTGTTGCGACGCTTACAATGAGAGAGGATAACCACACAGGCCAAGATAATTTTAAAGCATGGGCTTCAACCTTCACCATATCCTGCAAACTTCTGGGTAAAATTTCAAACTGACGGAATGCTTCAGATAATTCTTGGTCATTTTTGATATTAAATTTCTCAAGAATGCATGGAACTGTTTTACCGGACTCGATAACTGCATGGCACACATGTTGCCCATTAAGCATAATATCACCGCGACCGTTCATTGCAGCAAATGCCGCGTCCCCAAACCGGAACAGCCCGCTTATCATCTTTTCGGCTAATTCGGTCACATGGGCAGGTCTTACCGGCCTTTGCGTCTCATATGTATTAAAACAAAGATAATGTTTAGCAGTATCAGGGTCTAATTCTACAGCTCTGCGTTCAATCAATGCTTTTCTTAAATCTAACATGTTGCCCCCTTTTTTTATTCAACTTCTATGAGGTCTTTAGCCAACTCAACAGACCTCAAAGCAGCTTCCCTTGATGTTGTTTTCCAATTTTCCAAGCGGACCCTTTGAACTTCCCGGTAAAAAACATCGAAAGCCCGCTTGAAATCTTCATCCATTACCATTTCCGCTTTTACTCTTTTCTTTTTCTCCTTTGGTTTACGGCCAGCACCTTTCCTGGGACCACCTCCTTGTGGTTTCCGATCTTCGATGATTTCTGGTTTGGAATATTCTTTAATTTCAGCAGGTTTTGATTTCGGTGTGACATTTGTCACACTCTTGCTTAGCCTTGATGCCTTTTTCGTTATTGCATCTGGCTTAACCTTAGTTTCAAAATACTTCTCAACCTCAGCAGCAACCACCCGACCTATCTCCCGAAGGCTGGCCCCGGTGTCCTTTTTATTATCAATCTCCTCTTGAACCCTCTGCTCAATCCACACACCGCAT